TTCTTCCCGCCATTCTTCCCTCCACACTTCCCACCATTCTTCCCTCCACACTTCCCACCGTTCTTCCCACCATTCTTCCCTCCACACTTCCCACCATTCTTCCCACCACACTTCCCACCATTCTTCCCACCGTTCTTCCCACCATACTTCCCACCATTCTTCCCACCACACTTCCCACCGTTCTTCCCACCGTTCTTCCCACCATACTTCCCACCGTTCTTCCCACCACACTTCCCACCGTTCTTCCCACCATACTTCCCAGCACCACCATACTTCCCAGCACCACCATACTTCCCAGCACCTCCGTACTTCCCAGTATTTAGAGGTTCAAGTTCAAGATTATATTAAACCATACCTAGGGGGCTAGCAATAGCCCCCTAGGAATGATATACTAACAATAGGAGAAACAATAAATGGATAAAAAATATATTTTAGTTTCAGGGGATGAAGTAATTGACGTACTATCATTTACTGACAAGTACCTTCAGTATGATAGATGGGTTGATGGCCTTGAATCAAGTAATTTAAAATTTATTACTGTTACTGATAATGAAGAAGCCATTCTTGGATCTACCTACGCAAATGGAGTGTTTACAAAGTACAATGAGCCTAGAGTTCCAGTTAGCGACTTTGAAGGCAGATACGCAATTTTAAAAAATGATGAGATATTTTATTTAAAGTTTTTAGATGCAGGAAAACTTAATGATTTCTACACAGAAAAATGGGAAACTATTACTGACGTAGTACAGGTAGACCCAGAGCAAGAAATTACTTTTTTGCATAAATGGGACGGCACAAACTTTATTACTGAATAAAGTTATATAGTAGAAAGAGTCATAATGGAAAATAGTTTTTCCTTTTCTTCAAAAGAAGAATTAGCCCCTGGAATATGGGTATATCGAGACGCAATAAAACCAGAGCTAAATATTATTAATAGACTTGAAGAGACTTTAGAATCAAGCAACGGTCTGTATAATTGGCAAGAAGCCACAGTAGGATATAGAGAAAAAATTCCAGACTACCGTGATTGTGTAGACTTTAAGATTAATTTCTTTGACTACCCAGGCAAAGACGAGTATATGAAAAAATTTGATTTAATATGGAAAGACGTTAGAGATGCACAAAAAGTTGCACTTGATGACTATTGTGCATTTTATAAGATTGATATGAAATACTGGGAAGCCATGAACTTCATTAAGTACGGACCAGGACAACACTTCTCATACCATTCAGACCACGGATGGTCTTATATTGCAACAGTATCAATGGTTGCTTATATAAATGATGACTATGAAGATGGTGGATTAAGATTTGATAAAATGGATTTAGAGGTAAAACCAAAAGCTGGCGATCTATATATATTCCCATCAAACTATTTATTCTCACACTCAGCACTACCAGTTAAATCTGGAACAAAATATTCAATTGTTACAATGACTGACTATAATGATGCAACCCACACCCCAGAATTTTATAGACAGTTTAAATCAGAGATATCACAGCCAGACTAATGTTCGACATTGATGTATATACAATTAGTCCCTTTCCAGGAGAATTTAAACAGCTGCCAGTTAAAAGAGATTGGATGGACGAAACTGATAATGCTCACGCATATAAATGTTTTCCATTAAGTTTAACAAACTCTCTTGGATGGGGCATATCTTTTCCAGAAGATATAACTTTTATATGGGATGGAATTGCTACATCAAGCGAGCCAGACCATGTAAAAATACTAAGTGGTCATAAGTATGCATATACAGCAAGAGAAAATGCAACAATAAGTTTTAAGACTGGTCTTTTAATTAAAACTCCAGAAAATGTAACAATGCTATCAATGCCACCACCAAACTATATTTTAGATGGTGTACAGCCGCTCACAGCTTTAATAAGTACATCATTTTTTAAAGGAGAGTTCCCAGCAGCATGGAGAATTACTAGGCCAAATGTTGAAATAACTATTAAAGCTGGAACACCAGTAATGTCTGTTATTCCTATATCTCTTGGCGAATTAAATAATTCACAAGCAAACATTAGACCTCATTATGAGCTTGGTCCTAATTTTTTCCCAGATGGAGATTATTCAAAAATTGTTAAAGACATAAATAACTCTGGTCGGTGGACAAATTTTTATAGAGATGCAGTAGATCACCACGGTAAAAAAATTGGAGACCATGAAGTAAAAGTTTTAAGATTTAAAACTACAGACGGTAGCCCAGAGGTATGTAGTGACAAATAAAATAGTATTTCATTCTGCAAAGGTATACAATAAAGCTGACGGAACAAATGGACCAGTACCAGCTGCAAATTCTGTTCCAACTTGGTGGAAAGATGCAGACAAATATATAAAAGATCCAAATGGAGAAGCATATGTAAACCCAAGCGGAGAAGGAAAAGTTATGAGCTACAAGTCATGCCCAGCTATGCTTGACACATTTACTTCTGGATATATGCTAAGAACTCCTTGCGATATAGAGTTTTATCTAAAAAGAGGAAGAGTCAAGGCAAAGCTTCCAATAGGGTTTGAAGATTTAGTTGGAGAAAGAGAACCTATGGGTGGTTTTGAGACACCGCCAGGATTTGATGAAAGACATTTCCATTGGTATCTTAACTGGGCACCAGAACTTCCAGAAGGATATAGCAGTCTATACTTACAACCAATAAATCATTTTAATTTACCTTACATTACTGTTGCTGGTATAATAGATAGTGACAAGGTGACAAACTCAGGATTGCTTCCTTTCTTTTTAAAAAGTGGATTCACTGGTCTAGTTCCAGCAGGAACGCCAATAGTTCAAGTTTTTCCTTTCAAAAGAGAAGATTGGGAAATGGAATATAAATTCTATACTCAAGAAGAACTTTTTGAAAAACATAAGCAAAATTCAATTACATTTAGACAACCAGAAGGTGGCGTCTATAAAAGAGACTTCTGGCAAAGAAGAAAATACAAATAGGGGATATTATGCAAAAGCAAGTAAATACTAATAAAGAGCACAATTACAAAAAGCTTACCTCAATTACTCCATCTGGATTTTATGGCAACTCGGCAGATAATATTGTAGAGCTTAAAAACTTTTTAACAGAAGAAGAAAAAGAAAGACTTACTAATTTTGCATTTAACAACAAGACATGGGACATAACAGAATCACATCAAAATGAAAATGGAACTGTCATATATGATGCAAATGCTTGGATTGACAGAGTTTGTACAAGAAGATCCATGGAGATTTCTGCTGACCCGACTATTGTAGATGTAGTTGAAGGATTAATTAAAAGATTAAAAATTGAAGTTGACAAATTTTTTGAAGTAGACGTACAGGCAACTGGACCCGCAATTGTCAGGTGGCCAGTAGGATCTAGACAAGACCCACACGCAGACAAAGAACTTCACGAAGGTCCAGATGCTGGAACCCCAAACGATTTTCCTCATTACGATATTGCATCAATATTTTATTTTAATGATGACTATGAAGGAGGAGAGCTATTCTTCCCAGTACAAGGGATAGAGATTAAACCAAGCGCTGGCTCGGCATACTTTTTCCCAGGAGACCTTCATTACGTGCATGGGGTTAGACCAATTTTGTCTGGAAACAGATTTACATCTCCATTTTTTTGGAATATATTAAAACACACTGGAGAAAGACAGCCATGAAAGATTTAAAATATGAAGAGATTTATCCAAAAATATTTGTATACAGCAATATATTTGAAGATGTAAATGAAGTCCTTAATGTTTTAAAAGAGTCTATAGCCAGCCCTGAAGGTTCTTCAATTGGTCCCTGGGGAGACTGGTATACATTTGGGCTAGAAACAAGTCATTACGATTGGTCTATTAATTCAGACAGATCTATCAAAGAAAGATTAGTAATTGATAAAGTAAATCAAGTTTTTTTTGATGTTACAGAGCACTATGCTGCCTCACACAATGTAGACATAAATCCAGAAAAAGTTTTAACGCCAAGCGGACAAGAAGTAGATTCTTGGAGAAAGATGGGGCCATCTCTATGTAAATATGAGGCGGAAGCTGGAGTTACTCAAGATCTAGCAATGCATTATCACACAGACTATCAAGTTGAATTTAAAGACTCAAGAGGATACAACTTTGCAGTTACAGTAACAACTTATTTAAATGATGACTACGAAGGCGGAGAAATTGATTTTTTAATAAATGGAAAACTTATATCATACAAGCCAAAGGCTGGAGACGTACTTGTTTTTCCAGCGGGAGACCCAAACTTTTTAACAGAAGGACAAGAGCTATATCACCACGGAGTTAAAAAAGTACACAATGGCTCAAAATATTTTATAAGAGCAAATTGGCAAAGGTATTACAATGGCTCTGTAGAGTGGAATGAAAATGCAGACAAATATGGACTAGAGATCTGGCTAGAAATGGAAAAAGAAAAAGCTAAGCAAGATAGAAAAGAAGGAAAGTATCAATCCATTAACGAACAAGATATAGAGAAAGCGGTAAGAATAAAATGACATTTAACCTAGAAAATCAAACTAGACTAAGAGAAGACATTTGCGTTTTTGAAAATTTTTTAACTGAAGAAGAATGTGAATCAATATTAAAATACTGGAAACACTCAGTAGAAAAGGGAAGCCTTCCGTGGGAGGGTATTTCTTTTTATGAGTCATACGCATCAAACTTACCAGATGACGAAGATGTAGAAAAGTTTGGCTTACCACTAGATTTTTTTGTAAATCTTGAGAAAAAAATTCAAGAGTCTGTTGAGATTACAAGAGGAAAACCAGTAAAATCTGTTAGCTATCATGCACAGAAATGGATTACTGGTGCATTTGCTGGCTACCATTCAGACAATAGCCCACTAGATGACCCAGAGTATAACGCTTTTGAAAGATCCAAATGGGCTTCATTCCTTTATTTAAATGGTGATTTTGAAGGTGGAGAACTTAAATTTAGAGACCATGACATAAGCATTAAGCCTAAAGCTGGATTGCTTGCATCATTTTCTGGAGGACATCATAACATTCATGAAGTTCAGATAATTACAGAGGGAGAAAGATATACAATCGGTTCATTCTGGGATAACGAAGAATCTGAGTATTCTGAAGAAACAAAAGAAAAATGGAAAAAAGAAATAGCTGATGCAAGAATCAGACAAGCAGAAGATCAAAAAGTGTGGCAAGATAATAAGTCTAAAGGAATTATGGAAGAGCCACCACCGTACCAAAAGGAAAGACTAAAAGATTAACAAGGAGACATCATGAATCTAGAAAAACTGCACGAAAACGTTTACTATTACAGGAATGCAATAGCAGATCCAGCCGCACTAATTGAGCTGATTAATAGCACAGAGGGCGAAGAGGGTATATCTAAAGTAGTTCCTTCTTGGGACCACTGGGAGGCTTGCAGTGGAGAATGTTATATCTACGGGGAAAAGAAAAACTTAAATATAGAAAACATGCTTGAAATCAATAATGATGAATCTAAAGAAAAAGCACAAAAAATAATAGACATCATTGTAAACTCAATGACAGATGTTTGTAAAGATTTTGCTAAAGACAAAGGTGTCACAGAAAAAGTTAATTTATCCCCATATATTGGTATAAATAAATATAAGCCTGGAACATTTATGGGAGGTCACTATGATCAACAAGAAGGAGATTTAAGATTAAAGTATTCTCTTGTTGCTTATTTAAATGATGACTACGAAGGCGGAGAGATTTCTTTTACAATTAAAGAAGGAATACTTGGCGAAGAAGATAGGCCACGAGAAGACATTGATCATGAAATGAATAAAGAAAAAGTAACATTCTATCTTAAGCCAGAAGCTGGAAGTATATTAATTTTTCCTTCTTCTCCACCATATAATCACACAGCCCATCTTGTTAAGAGTGGTTATAAATACATGGTACCTGGGTTTTGGATGAACGAGGAGAAATAAATTGCATTACGAAGCTCAAGAACTAGCAAAAAATATTTTTTATTTTAAATTTGGAATTTATGAGCCACATAGACTCATAGAGTTTATTGAAAACACTGACGTGGACCCAGAGATAGACGAAAGTATTATTTCTAAATGGACACCATGGACTTCAAGCACAAGCCCAGATGATATATATGGATATAAAAAAAATATTAATGGTAAAAATAAAATATTAAGTCCAAAAGAGCTATATATATATAATAGTATAAGGTCAAGCATGATCTTCGCTGCATCTGAATATAAAATATACAACAACATAACAGACGACATACACATGTCTAAAGAATTTGATATTAAAAAATATAATACTGGTCAGATGATGGGCCCCCACGCAGACCAAAACGATGGGGACTCTAATTTAAACTACTCAATAGTTGTTTATCTAAACGATGACTATGAAGGTGGAGAGATATCTTTCCCTAATCATAACGTAATGCTAAAACCAAACGCAGGCAGCCTTATAATATTCCCATCCTCAGATCCATATCTACATGAATCAAAAGAGATAACGTCTGGAATAAAGTATATGTCCCCAGGATTTTGGACTAAGCAAAAAACAGACTAGGTGATACAATAGTTATATGCTATATAAAAACATTGTATTAAAAGACAACCCAATTGGATTCTGGCCCCTAGATGAGTCTTCTGGGTCCGTAGCATACGACTATTCTGGTTCACAAAACCATGCCTCATATAACTTTACACCAGTAAATAGGTACCTACCCCTTGTACCTGGTGGTATTCTTGGAACAAAAATAAGTGGGGCAAACAAAATAACTTTTTCAAATTTAAAAAGCCCATATGGAAATTATATTCAAGGAGCCCTAGCTGATAAATATAGCTCTGATGTTTCATTCACAATAGAATGCTGGGTTCAATTTAATGAAGTTACATCTGCAACTATATTTGCAGACCAATCAAATGATATAGGTTTTTATTGGGCAAATAACTCTATAGTATTTTCAATTAATGCAACAAATAAAATATATTATCTTGTTAAAGATAAATATAAAGCAATGCATATTGTTGGAACTTATTCTAATAATTATATGACTCTTTATGTTGATGGCAAAATTATAGACTCTACAGACGTTTCAAGTTTTGTTTTTTTAAATTCTGCTTTTACTCCACAAATAGGAACTATATCTGGCGGGTCAGACTCATATATGATTGTAGATGCCCCAGCAATATATAGATACGAGCTATCAAATTCTTCAATTATGAATCATTATAATACTTCAAATATATTAAGCTACATATCGATATCAGACCCAGAAAACGGAAGATGCTTTTCTAATATAGACGGGACTTCCTTGTTAAGTCTAGAATACAAATATGGATTCAATAGAGACATCAGGTTATTAGAAAATGAAAACATATACTATGACTCTTTAAATAAAACATTATCAATATATAAGTCTGACACAGCAATTGAAAAAACTACAGAAGTTATAGACGTTATATCAATACCAATACTTTTTGATTTTGTTTCTTCAAAAATAGAATGGTCAACCGATAATGGAATTTCTATATATACAAGCTCTACTGGTGAAGCAAACTCATATGTACAGTGTTCTAATGGATTTCCAATTCCACAATATCAATATAATTCTATAGATGCTAATAAAAACATATATTTAAAAGTTGTTTATTCAACAACTGATGCCTCTAAATATACTCCATTACTAGATAAATTAAATATAACTCTTTATGGAACTTTAGAAATCACATCGTCTAATTCGGTGGCAAAAGTATCTTCTTCTTCTAATATTTCTCTTGGATCCGAATCTAGCCCAGCAATAGTAAGAAATAGAAAATCTGGAATTAGGACTGGCGGAAGCAACTCATTTACAGTATCAGACGCAGAAGAAACAAAGACAATAGAAATGATATATACTCCAGAAACAATAAATGCAACATCCCTAGTATCAAGAGGATCTAGCTCTATAGCCTGGAATCAGGCTGGGGCTATAACAAAATCTGGCTTTGATAGCCTATATATAAATGGATCACTAGTCTCATGGTCAAGCAACATTTGGACATATTTAACAAAGAATCAGCCATCTCATATTGTTGCCGTGTTTACCTCACCGTCATCAGACAACATTGTATTTAATAATCAGGGCATAGCCTCTAAGTATGAAGGCATTTCTTTATATCCATCATCTGTAACAATAAGCCCACCCGCCCATTATGCAATGCATATTGGCTCATACTATGAAAACATATCAAATGAGTCAATGACCGTGACAGAAATTGGCACCCCTATATATGATTATGACTTTGTTGTGGTCAAAACCGTATAATCTTGTCAAAGCCTTGGACAAAACCTAGACTTTAATATCAAATAATGGTACAATTAAGGTCTATGAATATCTTAAACCAAAAATCACAGATTCTAGAAGAAACCACACTTGGCATATACGTGTGGGAAATGCCCGATGGCAGATGGATTGGAGACGATGATGGCAACTTCCTATCAGTCACATCTAAAAAAGGAAACAGGTCTAAAATGGACTCTTTGGCTAGAGAGGTTCGCTCATACGGTATTTATGAGGGCCAACCTAAATTCCTTTCTGGTAGAAGAAAAATTGACGACGAAGAATTTGAATATCAAAACGAAAGATTAAAGTGGGGCCTAACACCAGACCCTATGGACATTGGTGTATATAAAGATGAGATGCTTAGAAACGGTAGAGTTCAATGAAAAGACTAGAGTCCATGGAAGATGAAATTGATACAGTCTCTACAATCGACATATCAAATACTTCAGACTGGTTCCATTTTCAAAAGTTAGACGGACCACAAGATGACCCATTTAAGATTGGTCTAGAAGAAATTAAAAAGCTAAGAGGCCTTGGAACAAACTTTAAGCGTAAAATTAATCGTGATTTTTCAAAAGCATTTGTTGGAACAAGCGGAGTTGCCACACAGCAAAACCTACTACAGCAAGCTATTAGCGGATATGCATTATTTGACCTTGTAGAGCCAACCTATAACCTAGAATACCTTTCAAAGATTTATGAAGTTTCAACATATAACTACGCTGCAATTAATGCAAAGGTTTCAAATATTGTTGGTCTAGGATATATGTTTACAGAGACATCTAAAGCTAAAGATGCAATGGATGCAATTACAGATGATAAGCAATTAGATAGAGCCCGTGCAAAAATTGATAGAATTAAAACACAGCTAGACAAATGGCTTGATGATTGTAATGAAGAGGAGTCTTTTACAGAGACCCTCATAAAGGCCTACACAGACCTTGAGGCGACAGGAAATGGTTATATAGAGGTAGGACGTACAGTCACTGGAGACATAGGCTATATCGGCCATATACCAGCTAAGACAATGCGTGTGCGTAGATTCCGTGATGGGTTTATTCAGTTGCTCTACGGCAAGGCAGTTTTCTTTCGCAACTTTGGAGACCTAGAAACACCTAGCCCAATTGCTGGTCAAGAAGATCGACCAAACGAAATTATACATTTAAAGAAGTACACTCCAATGAATAACTATTACGGAGTTCCAGATATTATTGCTGCACAACAAGCGCTGGCAGGAAATGAATTTGCAGGAAGATATAACCTAGACTACTTTGAAAATAAAGCGGTCCCAAGATATATTATTACAGTAAAGGGAGCAAAACTTTCACCAGAGTCAGAAAGAAAATTGCTTGAATTTTTCCAGGTTGGTCTAAAGGGCAAAAATCATAGATCACTATATATTCCGCTCCCAGCAGATACTCCAGACTCAAAGACTGAATTTAAGATGGAGCCAATTGAAGCAGGCGAACAAGAGTCTTCATTTAATATCTATCGTAAATCTAATAGAGATGAAATATTGCTAGCTCATCGTGTTCCAATTAGCAAGATAGGTATTCCAGAAGGAATTAACTTAGCGGCAGCCAGAGATGCAGATAAAACATTTAAAGAGCAAGTTTGCCGCCCTTCACAGGATAGACTTGAAAAGAAATTAAATTATTTAATTGCAGAAAAGACAGATGTTGTACAATTAAAGTTTAATGAACTTAGCCTTACTGACGAAGAGACACAAAGCCGCATTGACGAAATTTATTTAAGAATGCAGGTCATTACCCCTAACGAAGTTCGTATTAGAAAGAACATGACAACCGTAGAAGGCGGGGACGAAATGGTAGATTTAAAGCCACAGCAAGTGGCTGATCAAAATGCCAAGTCTACTGGCAACAGATTGCGAGACCAGCAAAGGTCCGCAAATGCCCCAGATAAAAGCGGAGAGGCCAGAAACCCAAAGGGTGATGGTCCAAAAGTCAAGTAAGTTTAATCGACTGCTATTTGCGTTAGAGTAGATAAACCTATAAAATTAAGCATATGAACATTGAAAAAGGCCTATGGTCCAGTAATGGCGACAACTTGCACTTGTCGGTTCCATTTACTAAAGTCAACCGTGAAAACAGAACAGTCTCTGGATTTGCAACATTAGATAATGTTGATCAAACAGGAGATGTTGTTACTGCTGAAGCAAGCATGAAGGCCTTTGAAAGCTTTAGAGGCAACCTTCGTGAGATGCATCAACCAATGGCTGTTGGCAAGGTTGTTTCATTTAAACCAGAAACATACTACGATCAGACAACAAAAGAATTTTACAATGGAGTTTATGTAACTTCATATATATCAAAAGGTGCACAAGATACTTGGGAAAAAGTTCTTGATGGCACTCTTTCTGGTTTTTCAATCGGCGGAAAAATAACAGAGTCTGACAATGAAGTTAATAAGGCGGACGGAACACAGGTTAGATTTATCAAGGCTTATGATCTAGTAGAGCTATCAATTGTAGACTCACCAGCAAATCAACTTTGCAATATTCTCTCAATTGAAAAGATGAATGGCCAACTTGTATTCAAGGGTATGGCAGCAGAAGTTGTTACAGAAAATATTTTTTATTGTGAAGAAAGCGATTCTGTATTTATGTCAACAGAAAAAACTTTTGATTCACCAATTACAGGAAAGCCAGCAAAGATTATTGGCTGGGTAGAAAGTTCAGACATGAACAAGTCAAAAGAAATAGATAAGATTCTTGCTTCATTTAAGAAGACAAGATTAGCGTTGCCTGAAACACAAACAATTGCAAAACAGGCAAACGTAGAAGGAGGTAATGAGATGTCAGACGTACAAAATGATGTAGTTGTAGAAGCTGTAGAAGCAGAAACAATTATTGAAAAGTCTGTCGACGTTGTAGAAGAAGTAGCAGCAGTTGAGGCTATTGCAGAAACAACCGAAGACACAACTCCTGCCGACTCCGTTGAAGAAACAGTTGAAAAAACAGCTGATCCTGACTTTGCAAAAATGTTAGGCGATCTTAAGGGATTTTTCTCGGAGACACTCGCAAAGGCTACAGACGCAAATGCGGCTCAAGTTTCAGAAATTAAAGAAACAGTTGAGTCATTCAGCAAGAGCGTAAATGGTCAAATTGCAGAGTTGGCAGAAAAGCACAATGCATTAAGCACAGCAGTGCTAGAAATCAAAGGCACCATTGATGGTGTTCAAAAGCGTGTAGATGCCGTTGAAGGCGACACAGCTATTAAGAAGTCTTCTGATCTTGGCCGTTCAGAGGTTGTAACAAAAAAATCAACATGGAACGGTTCTTTCCTCGGTTCCGTAAATGAAATCTTTTCAAACTAAAGGGTAGGTGAAATAAAAATGAGTAATGAACTATTAGAAAAAGCAGTAGCAGCAGGTACAAACGTAACTGGTAGCTATGCATCCGCAACTGGTGGAACTGGAGTACACACAGCGTCTGAAAACGGCAACGGTGGACTTCTAAACCCAGAACAATCAGCGCGATTTCTAGACTATATGTTCGACGCTACCGTAATTGGTAAGGTTGCACGTACTGTCCGAATGAAAGCAGATACAACAGAGATTGACCGTATGTCTATCGGCGAGAAGCTTGTAAAGCTTGCAACTGAAGCAGACAACACAGGAGTTAACTCACCTGTAACATTCTCAAAAATTTCTTTGACAACAAAGAAGCTTCGCATGGACTGGGAACTTTCAACAGAGTCTCTTGAAGACAATATTGAAGGCGCAGACGTCGAAGATCATATTGCCAGAATGATGGCAACACAAGCAGGTAACGATATTGAAGATTTGATCCTAAACGGAGATACTTCACTAACTGGAGATGCACTCTACAAGTCATTTGATGGCGCTGTAAAGAAGGCAAAGACTTCAGGTCGCGTAGTAGATGCAGCTGGAGCAGCCGTTTCACGTGCTGTATTCAACTCTGCACTTAAGGCACTTCCACGTAAGTACAAGCAGCGTCGTACAGACCTTCGCTTCCTTGCAGGATCAAACTTGATCCAGGATTACCTATACTCAACATCTAATTCAACAAACTTTG